GCCTTCTCTAGATCCGCTAAACACAAATTGGCAACAATCACTAAATTGTGCTTCAATAGATCTCATTCTGCTAAATACAAAACCCATATTGAATTTCTTATAAGCAGCACTATTTGTTTTATAAATTTTATTATAATCAGCCTCAACAACAATAAATAAGAAACACCCCAAACTTTGACATCTTTCTATCTCACGAATAAACCTAGCATAACCATTTGTTACGGTAGCAGCGAAATCTTGGAATGATTTCCTCTCTGCATGAGTGTGAGTATAGTTTTTTGGAGGTAGAGTATAATCACCAAAATCTAGCTTAAAAACAATAGATTTTTTAAAATTTAAAGGTTTATTCTCTCTTGTGTCTATCCACACCTCTTCGTCGCTGTAATCTTCAAAAAATTCTTTACATACATTCTTTCCATATGCAGGACTCACCCCTACTTGCTCACAGAATGCGTTGTAACCGCCGAACAGCTTTTTTATGACTTCTAGCGTAGGCCAGTCGCCCGTCTTCAAATACAGGCTCGATGGAGCGTGTTTGAGGTTTTTGTTTTCTATTCTTTTTTTGAATTTCTCCAAAATATATTTTTTCACTTCATCTTTAGGCGCTTTCTCAAACCAGAGGTTCATGTTTCTGGTTGTGTTGAAATCTGTAGAGAAGTACCGCTTTGCGTCTTTGAATTCGATAGGTTTCTCAGTCAGCCTATCGAAACGTGGATAATGTTTGACATAGTAGTCACCAAGCAGCAGATCGTGCTTCTTGATGTGCATATGCAGACCACGTTGCGTATCAAACGTCTTCCCACACTCTTTACATTCAAATTGCATCATCTTGATTAATACCTAATATTCTCGCCTTCCACTCTGCCATACCCTCCATCCGTTCAGCCTCTTCTTTAATTAGCTTTTTTTGCATTTCTGCCATGCGAACCATATTTTTCCGCTCTTCCTCTTCTTGAAACATCTGGACGATAGCCAAAAACGATGCGTTGTCCTTCTGGTTCTTCTTCATGCGTTCAGCCCGGTCTCCTTGGAGCTTCTTTGTTAAGTTCTCAATTCGGGTCTCACATTGATGATATTCTTGTGATTTAGCTTTTATAATCTCCGCAAGACGCACGGTCATTTCGGTCTGGTCATCAGCAACGTCAAACATCTCATTAAGCTTATTTAAGTGAGCCGAGACAACTTCTAAGTTAATGACCTCTTTGCACACGTTCAGGTATAAGTTAATTTCGTCTGCAGTTAAATCGGGCTTATCCCAACTCAAACGAATGAATTCCTGTTCGAATAACTCCCTGTCTCCCTTATTAAGATAATTATTGATGATTTTTAAAAATCTACTATTGGATAGATTGATTTGGAGCTTTTCTATACAGATTTGCTTTTGCCTATTTAATTTACCATCATCCAAACCTAATCCTGTAGAATCATTAATCTTCTTGACTACACGGCTTTGGCTTTTCGGTGGAACGTAATCACTCACAGCAGCAGAGTCTTGTGATGGCACGAAGTCTGGATTTATCTCGTTGATATGTGCAAGAACCGTTCTCTGCTCATTACTTAGTGGCTTTACTCTTTTTTCTGGGAATATAAGCTTGGCAATCTCCAACGACGACATTCCCTCCTGAGCTTGCTGCATAATAAACTCTTTTTGAGAATCGTTTAATTCAATTTTGTCTTGGGGCTTTCGGCGTGTTGTTTTATAATCAATATTATTCTCTATTAGATATTTACGAACAGCCCTACCCTCCTTCGTCCGACCATCTAAATCATCATCTCTAAAACATTTTTGGGTGAGTTCATTTAAATTTGTGACTTTGTTCACATTATTTTTTATATACTCTTTTTGATCATCTGTTAAATTCATCATTCTTCCCTTTCTTCTTTTAAAATCTTCAGTGCAATTTTTTGAAATTTACATTTAAGGTTCTTTACCTGTCTGTAGCCAATCTTACGATTAGTATCAGACAATTTATACCCCATATACTTGGCTACATCTTCTTCTGAACAATCCTCGAAATATAACATATAATATGCTCCATAATGCTTTTCACCAAGTTTTTTACGCATTTTTTCATTAAGCTTACTCACATCTGCATCATAATTAAAATAAGCATCACACTTAATATTTATAACATGATCAGCATCATCTAAACTTGATGCAGTCCTCAACTCCAAACCGAACTTTTTCTTTTTCGACCACTTAGCATAATCTTTACACGAAATATCTTGGTTACCACTCAATGTTTTAGCACACGACTCATCTCTTGCATGAATGCATGTGGAGCAAGGTTTTATATAAGAACCATAATGATTCCTTATAAGATTCCACATCCTATTAGTTATAACACGGCTAAGCCACGGCTCCAATGGCCGTGACTGGTCCCACATGTGCCACTTTTGGGCGATGTGTGATTTTACTACTTGTTCGACGTCCTCAAAGTCAAACCACTTAATAGCCTCTAAACGCCATCTCGACTTCTGCTTCTTAACTGCGCGATCTATGAGGTCTTGGAAGTCTTCATATTTCTTTTTTTCTGACATTAAGGATTGGAAGTGAAATCATCTAAATTGTAAGATCCATTCCCCTTGTAGTCAGGCGGTGTATTCTGCCCAGCTAACGAACCAATAGTAAAAGTTTTAGCTTTTTCAATCTCCACATCCAGTTTACGTAGCTGCGGTACAGATTCTGCGTCAGTTTCGTCGTCTGAAACTACTGACGCCTTATTTTGGCGGGGAGCCTCCTCCACAGCCGCTTTAGATTGCTGCTCTCCTCCAAAACCAGCCCCGCATTTAGAGCAAAAATTAGGTTTAGCAAAATTATATTCAATCTTAACTCCACAATTAAAACAAAAAATGTGATTCATCTTACAATTATATCAAAATTAATAAATAATTACACTAATTTCCACTTTCCAACTTCTTAATAATGAATTTTAGTATTTTACTACGCACAATATCGCTTTCATTGAAGCTGAATGTATGAATTCCCATATCTTCTGACTCATTATCATCGAATTTGTTGAACATTGGATTAAAACCGCTCTTTCCGTTGATATCACTTTGGAAAAAGTCGCCACCTATGATTATTTTACTGTCTTCTCCTATACGAGTAATCAAAGTAGTTAACTCTTTTAAGGTGAAGTTCTGCGCTTCATCAGCAAAAACCAACTTATTTTGCCAACTAGCCCCTCGTAGAAAGTTTATTGGCACTGCAGATATCTTTCCTTTCTGTTTTAAGAAGGTAGCATCGCCGGGAGCGACGATTTCTTCCATTTTATCATAGAGAGGACCAAGGAATGGGTCAAACTTCTCTGTGATATCTCCGGGTAAACTGCCTAATCCCCTATCTGCACTCTCAGCAATACTTCGAACATACAAAATATCCTTGCTAAAATCCTCCTCCATAAGTTTCAACATGCCATATAAGGACATGTAAGTCTTTGAGCTTCCCGCAGGGCCAGACACGAAGATTATTTTCGAATCTTCACTTAATATTAACTCTAAAAAACGTTTTTGTTTGGGGCTAAATCTAAATTTTCTTTTATTGAACTTAATTGATCTCTCAAAATCCGCTAACAATTGAAACGGAACCTCTTTTTCCTTAGCAACCTTTTTTCGGGCCATATGTATACTATATTACACTGTTTTTTACAGAATTACTTCTTTTATTGTAGCCCTTGTGACTAAAGTCCCGCCACCATCAACAGAATAACCTTCATCAATCACATGCGCCCCAGCACTAACAGTTAAATCAAAATCAGCAGAATCATAATGAACCCCACTATTTTGGATATCATTTAACAATACCCCAAAACTGCTCCCTAATTTACTGCCGCTAAAATCAATCAAAGAATTTAGACCTGTAGACTCAACTTTTACATCCACTTCTACCTCATCTATCAGTTGGTTAGTCGCCCGTTGCGAACCTAACGCATAAACGGGGGTTCTTGAATATGTTTTATTATAAGTCAGGCTATTAACAAGATTAGCCGCGACCACATTACCCGCATTACTTAAAGAACAAGTATGCCCATATATAAAATCACTACTAACTAAAAGAGTATCAGTATTATTATCTATCGCCCCAGCTAAAGCAGCACTACTAGGATTGTAACTACTAAAAGTCACACTTGCGGTCACAGGTTCAAACGGCTTCACTGTAACACTAAAATTATCTATATAACACTCATTATAAGCATTCCCCCCAACACTCACTAACATTGTGTTCTCCCCAGTCCCATTATACAAATCAGACATAAAATTCAAACCATCGTAACTCAGATCACTACTCCTCACAAGAAAATCCACGCTGATCTTACAGTCAACATCACCATTAAACCGTAATTGGTCATTAGGGTCGATATTCGCGGCCAATTGTCTTTTTACTTGATTTTTAGTGGAGAAATCCACTCCAACCCTAGTCCCCATAATAGGATCGCCTCCATCCACTTTCACCGCCATATTCCGATATGTCATATTTTATGTTACACATTTTTTGGGGTTTTGTCATTTTACTTACATCTTTACCAGCCACGTTTATAATTAATGGGTAGGGGGCTGTTTATAAATTGAAAATTGACTCCCCCCCCGACTTTGCGGTGTCAAGCATAAAGTTGTTTTTATTTTAATGGGGGGGCAAGCCTATTAAGCAAAAATAACACAGAAAAATGCAAAAAAGATCTTGTGTTTAGTCGATCCATGCAGTAAAATCCTCACATGATCACAAAAGACAACATCACTAGCCTCACCAACAAGCAGTTCACTTACCACACTTCTAACAACCAGAATGTTCGGATGTATATCCTAAAAAGCATCGACCGCATTGGTGACGGGTTCGCAGTGTGCAAGGTCATTGACAAGAGTCACGACAGCAAGACTGGGAACAAGCACGTTTGGAAGACCGTCCGTTTTCACAGCATCGAAAAATAAATCAAAAAAGATGCGATTAGTGCTTGCACCCAACCCACAATTCAACTAAACTTCTCACATGACACAGCAACAAGAATACCAGAAGGAACTCAAATCCCAAGCTCGCAAACTTCTCTCTTACCGTTTCAATTCTGAATTCAAGGGGATTCCAGTGAAGCCAACTCGCAAGATGCTTTCTGTTAGCAACAAGATCGCCAAACTCCTCATCAACTCCTCTAAGTAATATGAACACCATCCTCACCATCGCAGGGGTCATCTTCACGCTTGTCATCGCTGGCAACTTGGAGATGATCGACCACTCCGAAGATCTCGAAAAAGATTTTCAAAAAAGCATTGACCTCAACTACCTATTCAACTAAAATACCTCTGATGAAAAACCTATATACACTCAAGCCAGCCGCCCTAGAATCCAAGCTCA